TGTAGATATACATCCTTTACCAGAAGTTGCCAGGTTCGTGCAAGAAGCATTTAAAGTCCCTCAGATCAACATAGAATATGTGGGTGGAAACTTGATCGAGATTCATCTTAGAGAAAGCATGGAGATGAAGTGGGATCGTATGATTCCAGTTTGGGATTCAACTACAACAATACGATGTGAGGAATTAGTAATGCATGGTTATGAGTGGATTGCTGATTTTGACGACGCGGATAATCAGTTAGAAGACCCAAGGTTAGGATTCTTTGTAAAGGATATACTGCCCCCTGCAAAGGCTTAGCCTTATTATACCAGGTTTTTGAAAAAGGTCAACAAGAAAATAAGTGGTTGTACATATTAATTTTATAGTGTATAGTTATAGTATGGAGAAAATTAATGGCTAAACGTAAAAGTATTCACTATGTGAACAACGCAGACTTCTCACAAGCTGTGGTAGATTATGTAACTGTATTGAACGAAGCTCGTACTGCAGAACAGCCTCTACCCAAAGTGACAGATTATATTGCTCATTGCTTTCTAAGAATTGCTGAAGGGTTGTCTCACAAATCAAACTTTGTTAGATACACATATCGTGAAGAGATGGTGATGGACGCAGTAGAGAATTGTCTCAAAGCTATAGAGAATTATAATCTAGAAGCGGCTACTCGATCGGGTAAGCCAAACGCTTTTTCATACTTCACACAGATAAGTTGGTATGCATTCCTTCGACGGATTGCTAAAGAGAAAAAGCAACAAGATATCAAAGCAAAGTACATTACTCAATCCGGTATTGAAGAGTTTATTGCACAAACAGATGATGCAGGTGCAAAAGTAGTTGCTCAACGTTTTGTCGATACATTAAGAGATCGAATTGATAAGATTAAAGAAGTTGATACAGAGGTTAAGAAAATCGTTAAGGCAGAACGCAAGAAGCGAAGATCCACAGTTGATGCTGACTCAGATTTGACGAGGTTTATGGGATGAATGTATTCTTAACAGGTGCAGAAGGTATGATTGGATCGCATCTCAAAACATACTTGGAGAGCACAGGCTGGCAAGTGGATACTTTTGTCGGGGATATAACTAATGAAGAAGACTGGGCCAATCACGCATCAGATAATCTTCTCGAGGAAGAAAATCGATATGACTTTATGATTCACTTGGCTGCATTGGCTGGAGTGAGGGCTTCAATTGAAGATCCCGAATTATATTTTGATAACAATGTGAATGGAACCAGACTCGCGCTTGAGTGGGCTGATGTGTTCTGTAGTAACATATTGTATGCCTCGTCGTCCAATGCATGGGAGTGGTGGGGTAATCCATACGCTACTACTAAGATGATGAATGAAATCCAAGCAGAACAATATAATGCAATTGGTATGAGATTTCACACTGTTTGGCCTGGACGTGATGATATGTTGTATAAAATGCTTGAACGTGGTGAAGTAGAATATATAAATGAAAACCACACTAGAGACTTCATCCACGTAGATGATCTGTGTAGTGCTATTCATATACTGATGCATAACTTTACTCACATTCAAAAGACAAAAGGCAATGTGGTTGATATTGGAACAGGTCACTCTACAGAGGTAAAAAGTGTTGCCAAAGTGATGGGTTTTGAGGGACAATATAGATCTGAGAATCCTGGGGGAGAACGTGTCCACACTAGAGCTGATGTAGAATATCTACACGATCTAGGTTGGGGACCTAAACGTAACATCTTAGTCAACACTGGTCAGAACGTAATACAGTTCAAATAGGAACATTATGAAATTTGCAATCCTTAACGATACCCATGCCGGTATCCGCAATAGTAGTGACATATTTTTAGACAATGCAGAAGACTTTTATTCCAAAGTGTTCTTTCCTTACATGTTGGATAATGACATTCGTCATATCGTTCATCTGGGAGACTTCTTTGACAATCGAAAGTTTATAAACTTTAAAGCCCTCCATAGGAACCGTAAAATGTTTCTCGCTAAGTTGAGAGAATATGGTATCACTATGGACATCATCTTGGGTAACCACGACACATTCTTCAAGAATACAAATGATCTAAACAGCTTGAAAGAGCTGCTTGGTCATTATATGAATGAGGTGAATATCATCATGGAACCAAAAGTTATGGACTATGATGGTATGAAGATGGGTCTGGTTCCTTGGATCGCTCCTGACAATGAAGAGCAAGCAATGACATTCCTAAAGAATGCTAAATGCGATATCATTGGCGGTCACTTTGAGCTCCAAGGCTTCGAGATGTTGAGAGGTATCGTAAACGAACACGGCTTAGATCCTAAGATCTTTAAGCGTTTCGAAGCGGTATACTCTGGCCATTTCCACGTTAAGTCATCACGCGAGAACATTCACTATCTCGGCTCGCAGATGGAGTTCTTCTGGTCTGATGCACATGATAAGAAACACTTTCATGTGATGGACACAGAGACGCGTAAGGTAAAAGCTATCCACAATCCTCATACGTTGTTTGAGAAGATTACATATGATGACACAAAAAATGATTACCTATCATGTCCATTGGATCATCTGGACAATAAGTTTGTAAAGATCGTTGTAGTCAACAAATCAGACACATTTGTATTCGATAGGTTCGTAGATCGGATCAATAACCGTAAGGTACATGATTTAAAGATAGCAGAGAACTTCAATGAGTTTCTCGGGGATAATGTAGAAGATAGTGAAGTATCCGTTGAAGATACAAGTGTATTGCTGTATAGTTATATTGATGGTGTAGAGACTGACCTTGATAAAGATAGAATCAAGAAGCAGATGTCTAACCTTATGACAGAGGCGCAAGCGCTAGAGGTAGTATGATAGTATTCAAGAACCTACGTTGGAAGAACTTTCTTTCGACTGGCAACAATTGGTCAGAAGTAAACATACAGAAGTCGACTACTACATTAGTGGTAGGACACAATGGTGCTGGTAAGTCTACGATGTTGGACGCATTGGCTTTTGCTTTGTTTGGCAAGGCGCACAGAAACATTAGTAAGAACCAGCTAGTCAATTCTATTAATAAAAAGGGCACTCTCGTAGAAGTAGTGTTCACAGTCTCTGGTAGTGAGTTTAAGATTATACGTGGCATCAAACCAAATATCTTTGAGATATGGAAGAATGGTGTAGTGATTAATCAAGACTCACATGCCAAAGAGTACCAGAAGGTCCTCGAGCAAAACATCTTGAAGCTCAATCATAAGAGCTTTCACCAGATTGTTGTACTTGGGTCGTCCTCCTTCATTCCTTTCATGCAACTCAGTGCAAACCATCGAAAGGATGTTATCGAGGACCTTCTGGACATTAATGTATTCTCTAAAATGAATGGATTGTTGAAAGAACAAATGTCCTCTATGAGGGAAAAGATAAAAGATGTTTCACACAAGATTGAACTCGGCAAGACTCAAGCGGAAGCGCAAAGGAAATACATTAAGGACGTCAAAGCACTTAATAAAGAAGCTAAAGAAGAGAAGCTCAAACTCATCAGCGATTATAGAGATGAGATTAAGACTCTTAATGAGCAAAACGGATCCTTATCTACCCTCGTGGAAGAACGATTACCATCACTCACAAGCAGTAAGCAGGAGACGCAAACAAAAATCCAAGAGCTCACTACGTTCAGGGCGAGGTTCAAGGCCGATATCAAGAAACTGGTTTCGGACGTTAAGTTCTTCGAGGAAAATGATACCTGCCCCGTCTGCACACAGTCAATCACAGAGGAGACGAAAAGGTCCCATATCGTGGAAGGTAAAGGACGAGCTAAAGAACTTAGCGATGCCTTATCGACTGCTGACTCTTCTTTGGAGAGAAGACAAGCAGCTCTACTAGACACAGAAGCTGGATTAGTTGAAGTGCAAAATTCTCAGAGTGAGATACATGCTAACAATCAATCAATTAGTAACTTTCAATCTGCTGTCGATCGTACTCAGATGGAGATTGATAATATTGGTAAAGGTGCTGATGTTGGGTTAGCTATATCTGATTTAGAATCTATGATGCAAGACACAGACCTTCAAGTAGAGTCCAAGTTAAAAATTAACGAGGATTACCAATATGGTCAGGTCATAGCAGCTATGTTAAAAGATACGGGTATTAAGACTAAGATTATCAAACAATATCTTCCTGTTATAAACAAACTGTGCAATCAGTATCTACAAATACTAGACTTCTATGTTCACTTTAATTTAGATGAGTCTTTTAGCGAAACTATTAGATCACGTCATAGAGACGACTTTACATATGATTCGTTCTCAGAGGGAGAAAAACAACGTATCGATCTAGCATTGTTGTTTACTTGGAGGCAGATCGCTAAGATGAAGAATAGTGTCGCGACCAACCTTTTGATATTAGATGAGACATTTGATTCGAGTCTGGATCACGAAGGTGTTGACAATCTTATGAAAATCATCTATACTCTTGGTGATGAAACAAATGTCTTTGTGATCTCTCATAAAGGTGAGATCTTAGAGGGTAGATTTGCCAATAAGATCGAGTTTATCAAAGATAAGAACTTTAGCAAACTGAAGGATGCTGCATAATGGAACTGAGTGAAGGAACACTACAAGTGTTAAAGAACTTTGCTTCGATTAACTCTAATATAGTTATCAAGCAAGGTAATACATTGAAGACTATATCAGAAGCAAAGAACTTACTTGCCTCTGCTAACATCCTAGAAGACTTACCTATGGATTTTGGTATCTATGATCTAAATCAGTTCTTGAGTGTACTGAGTTTAGTTGATACTCC